GGAGGTTAGCGAGGTTGTCGGATCATCTAAGATCGACCTCTCGGGAATCCAACGGACTCGCGTCCGCCACTTCCCCTCCAGCGCGTTGCCTGGTTGCCCCCGATCCGTTGGGTTCAACCTTTCAAAACGCCGGAGTTTATACGCGTACATTGCGTCCTCTCGACAGCTCGATATGAGCGGTACGAAGTCAAGAACATGGCACCTAAAGCCATGATTCCTGTCTACGGAGAAATCCGTAAGGGGTCGCAAGAAGCCACCATCCTCCACACACCCAAAAGGTATGCGGGGAAATGGTCGGAGTCTGTACATTGCGCACAGATTCTGTAAGGCCTGGTGAACGATGTGAACCATTCGTTTACTAGGACTTCGGCTTGCCAACCGGACTAACCGGTTGTGTGCACGTATAACCTCAGAAGGATGTGTCAACACCTCCTTCTGGTAGACAGGTGTCACGTCGTCCCCACGGAAATAATGTTTCCCGCAGGACTCGTAAAAGTTGCCGTCTTTGTAAGACTTAGCAGCATTTACCGTGAAGCCGCAGACAGTAAGTATTTCTACAACACTGTCATAGGCGTTACGAGGCACGATGATATCATCACCGTACACCGTAACACTGTCTACACTGCCTTCGACTTCATCGACTGAGCTCGCGAGAGCCCAGAAGATGAGCGTTTCAAGTTCGAAACAGAAAGCATTCCCCATGGAAGCAAACTTTTCAGTTTGTATCCAAGAGTCACCGACTTTAGTCGAATGACTCCTAAGATCATCCAGGAGGAACGCCCAGTCAACAGGCAGTAAGTGGAAGACAAGTTCTCGAGAGATGGTGTCACTCGCCGCACTTAAATCAAGTGTAGCCAACCCGTCAGCGTACCTTCACGCGCACGCTCCTGGTTGATGGATTGTTCATCCAGGTCGACACCAAAACGCCTTAACCGTCGCCGCATATAGCTGTGTACACCTTGCTGGAGAAATGAATTACCAGTAGGTTCCGCAGCAATACAACGGTCGGTTTTGGCGTTCTTCGGTACAGTAAGAAAACGACTTCCGCGAACTATATTAAAGTTCGAAGAAAGCAAAGAGTACGGGCCCTCTGGTAAAACACCCAGGAGGCACGCAGCCCAATGCGGGTCGGCTTCTAGGATAGCCCTTAAATAAGGCATAGCCTTTGCTGTAACCGAAATAACCTCGGTCATCTTTTTGTCCGGGGTTGCCAACTCTCGCTTCAAATCGAAAGTTGCGCCCGGTCCCCACTTGCAGTCAGAGAAGACGATTGGTAAACACAAGTTTCCAAGAACCGCCGCTATTTTACGCTGAGCCCCGAATAGGGCTCTATGAGCGCGATCTGTAAATGATCGGAGCAACGGGTCACGAAACGAGCTATTAACCTTTCGGCAACTCTCTTCAGAAGCCATCCAGCGACTGAGGGCCCTCTGGGCCGGATCATGAGAAAGCTTCAACCCCTTGTACTTTTGTAAGTACTCGGTTATGAAGTAATCTTCGTGAAACGAACCAGAGGTACCAACTGCAATATCAGGCAAGGGAAGCTCCAAAAGAGCTTCCTGGTTATACTTATAGCATAACCACACTGATAGGGCCCTAGGTGTTCCAATACGCTCACACAGAGTCTGTACAACAGACTCCATAGCATCACTGCTTGGTTTGCGCAAGGTACACCTCGTTAGTTAGGCGTGATGAGCGTTTCGATCAATGCAACGAATTGAGTTTCATTGCAGAGATTATAGAGCATCTTCCGCAGATCCTTTCGGTTCTGCAAAGAAGTCCGCTCGGGCATCACGAACTCGATAAAAGCTCTCGAGACGTAACTAACGGTCGGAGCAGGAGCAATACCAGAAACTGTGTTGTTACTCACAGTCTCCAGGATAGGCTCATGCAACCCGATTTTGCCTCGGTACACACGGTTGGCGGAACTCTGCCCAGCTTGTGCAACGGCAGGACGGATCAGTTGAAAACTGATCCGCCAGTTGCCGACAGCAGCAGCTGCGCTTTGATCCTCCCACCAGTAGGTACCGGAGC